CGGCTGACGGGATATCCAGGGGCCGGGAAGCGAACTTCCCGGATTGAACCCAGAATCCCATAGGGACTAAAGCGAGGTTATGAGGAATCGGCTTAAAGACACGTACGATACGCGGCGGAGTCTTGTAAAACTTACGTATTTCATCTAAGCGTCGATAATAAGTGATCTCTTTAGACCACTCAGTAAAGAGCTTACGATGATTACTAAGTATTACCTCTGCCATCTTTCTATCCCACTCGAGGAGACCGGGATCGAAAGTACTATCTATAAGTGATCCTAAGCTGGACTCTCTAAGACCTGGCTTGAACTCTTTACGGGAAAGGCCGACAATAAGGGAAGTTAATTGATAATCATATAACTTCTTCTTAAACTCGGCGACTCTCTCATCAGCGTGGACAGCCAGATCATAATAGACCCAAAAGGATGGGGAACAAATCACAAAAGGGTATGAGATCAGCCCTCAAACGTTGGACCCGAACAACGAAACCTTGGACCAGAATGATTCAATAAGTTTCGTGCGCAGTTCCTCCGTAGAAGGAGGTAGTTTCTGCGACTGCATCATTAGTTTATACAGAGTATTTCTAACGAGAAGCAGTTTGTTTGCTACAGGGTAGTGGAACATCTTGATCCAGACATCCTTAAAGAAAGGACCACTGGCTGATGCCCATAAACCCCCTGTAGGCCCAAGTACGGATGAAAGAATTGGATTTTGCCATTTCTTCAACCAGTTAACTGGTCGAAGTATGCGCAAGATCCGATTCAGATCTCGAACAACAGATGTGGAAAAGACAAACTCTCGCTTCAGGGAATCCTGAATGAGAGTTGCAAATATACGTGGATTACGAAGCGAAGCCAGGATCAATCCAGGACTCATTGGGGATAAATCCCCATAAGTTGGATGGATCCATCTCTTGGCGAACTCAAGGCACCCAGATTCCATTTCGAAAGATTTCGAAAGGTTAATCTGAAGGCCCAAGTCCGTCATGAGAGCCAGGTACGACTCAGCCACACTCTTATCCGCGATAACGATGTCATCGCCGAGGAGAGCATAGTGGTTGAACCATTCCCGGTAGCCTGTTCGATGTGCTGCAATCTGTACCAAAATATGGTGACAAATTGCAAGCATGGCCCAGGAGGACAAAGCCCCCATGGGTTGACCCACTGCATAGAAGACCGGTTTCCCCTTAAGATACCAAGGACGCACTGTTAACAGCGCAGCCCAGTTAAGGGCCCATGAAACTCCTAGAGCTTCAAGGACCTGGATCTGGAAGGTAACAGGTAGTCTATCCGTAGCTGCTGAGAGGTCATAGGAATAAACCGGAGCATTAGAGGCTCTTACATACGATATAAGAAGCTGGACTGGGGCCAACTGATCGAAGGTCCCATCCTGTGGAATAAGTCTTAGAATTGCAAACAGTCCCAGATGAAGTGGACGCAGGAGAACCTGGGTCCACCAATCCGTGATTGCTACAACTCTAACCTTACCACGAGCTTCAAATAGCATAGCAAGACGCCCCAAATATTTCGGAAACTTCCCGATCATCAGTAGAATTGGGAGTACAGGAAGACAAACAAGAACAGTAAGAATGTTCCATGTGATAAGTAGCCATGCCTTCTGGTAAGATG